GATGTTGCCCGTGAGCTGGTTCGCGTTGATCAGCGCGTTAAGGCGCAAATGAGTAGTGTTGTTGGGTTCCATTACGACACAGTGCGGGAAGTTGTCTCGTGTGTGTGTTGTGGTGCCCTGCCTGTTGGCAAGTACCGGTGGAAGCATCGAATCTGCGACCAATGTAGGCGAATGCTGGACCTGGTTGGGTACACCACCTATGCTGGGGCCCAGATTCAAGAGCGATTGCAGGTGGGGACTTGCTACCCCGGTATTGTGCGGTTCAGAGGGTCTGAACTTCCCCCTTCCGCCAGTAAGTGGGCCTCTGTGATGGCTTGTAACCCGTCCGGGGGCTCCATGGTGCAGGTGTGTGCCAACAATCGGCTGTATCGCGAACGCTTTGGGGACCGGGGTCACAAATGGGAGGACTTTGTCAAGGATGATCTGGAGCGATTGAAGGCTGAGATTCCGCCGCGATTCGTCTTCAGTTTGGCGGTATTGCGTGTTCGGGCGCGTGGCCCGGTGTTTCTGCACAAACCCACTATAACCGTGCGAAAGCATTGTTTGGGCGTGTGTATCGTCAGCAAGCGCCCGCCGATTGGGGATTGGGGCCCAAACCGGGGCGTTGGTTGTGGGCCCGGAAGTTTGTTCCGTGTATCTTGCCATGGGAGTATCCAGGGGAAATGGATATTGATGAGTGGTTGGATTCCATGGAGGCTCGGAGACGTGTGCCTTTGCGAAACGCGTACCTTGTGTATCGCCGGCGTGGTTTGCGGAAATCCGATGCGATGTTCAAGGCTTTTGTAAAAACCGAGCTTTTACCCTGGTTCTCTCAAGTCGGGTATGACCTTGGCAAGCTATCTGAGATGTTGGACCGCTTGATCCAGGGTCCCTCTGACATCACGCACACCGTTGTTGGACGGATCTTGAAGCCGTATCTTAAGGCCTTGAAAAAGGCCTGGGCGGCAGATGGACCCATCTTTTATGGTAGTTGCGGTCCGGAAGGCCTGCACCGTTGGTTGCAGCGTCTGGTCGGACGGCTTGCTACCTACTTCTGGTGTGACTTCTCGATGTACGATGCTACGCATTCAGATGATTCCTGGGACTTTATGGAGTGGTTGTACGGTGAGCATGGGCGCGTTTTCCAGACTGTTATGCAGTTTTGGAGGAGGCCGCAAGGCTTCATCGGGCCGTTTCGCTATCGTGCGCGCACCATGAATGCCTCAGGGCGTGATGACACGGCTTTGGCCAATGCCGTCCTTAACGGAGTGGCGACCTTCCTCAGCGTTGCCGCCGCTTATGCGGACGTGGAGTTGGATCAGCTGGAATTGGCGCATCTGCATGCCATCCAGGGTGAAGACTTTGCGTTGTCAGTTTGCGGTGATGACTCGTTGGGTATGGTACCACGAATGGTTGGGGAACGGCTTGAACGGTTCAAAAGAGCTGTCGCCAAAAACCTGAGAGAGTTTGGTTTTGAAGCGAAACTGGAGTGCTCCGATGAGCTGGGCGATGCTGTGTATTTGGGTATGCGTCCATATCCGGCTGGTGGTAAGTGGTATTGGGGCAAGACCATTGGCCGAGCGTCTTATAAGATGGGGTTTTTGTTGCAACCCGGTG